CTTGGACGCGAGCGTTTCGCTCATTCGGAACGAGGTCGTCGATCGGCCAAAGCTCGATCTTCGCCGCCTCATCAGTGGCCTTTTTGGGCATTGTCGGGTGCGTCTCGGGCAGGGAGTTCGAGGGGTTGCCGGGGCACGCTCAAAAGAAAGCGAAGTCGAAAAACGAAAACGTCAGATATGCGCGTTTTCCGGGGGTAGCAGACCCGCCCTGCGGCGCGGCAGCGGCAAGGACCCGAGCCCCCCGGGGGGGCTTGCTGAAGGCTCCCCTCCGAGCTAGCGTGCCGTCCTCGACGCTCTGACCGCGCGTCGCCCCGCCCTCACGGCGGCCTCGGTTTGGCACGGTCTGGTCCTCTCGCCCGCGACGGGCATCACGAGGATCCTCACATGTTCAACGACATCGATTGGTCGGCATCGCCTGACCACAGGACAGCCGTGCATGAGGCCGGCCATGCCATTATCGGCCGCGCCGCAGGACTGGGTTGCGGCGGAGCCGGGATCATAGCTGACGGCACTCGGGTAGGCTTCGCCGAGATCGACAAGCCATGGTTCGGATGGCGCCGAGGCGACGGCAGCAGGGCTGCGCTCATCGAAGCCTATGTCGTAGCCGTCCTGGCTGGAGCCGAGGCCGAGCGCTACGCGCTAGGCGCTGCGGATGGCGGAGACTGGTCTGATCAAGACAGTGTGCATGAGGCGATCACGCATCTCCGGATCAGGGGATGCGCGTTCGTGGGTGACGAGATTTGGTGCGCACGCACCGCGCTGCTCAGGCGCCGATCAGAGCGGCTTGTCGCTCGCCATTGGCCGACCATTACGTACACGGCGCTGGCTATGGTCGAGCACCGAACGCTCGATCGGCATCAGCTCGATGCCCTAGCCCGGGGGGTTCGCCAATGAGTGATCTGATGGCAGACGAACTCCCTTAACCCGACCTCTGCGCCAACCCTGCCTTCGCTCGGCTGGAGACGCGATCAATGCTGGTGAGCGCGGCTTGCAGTTCGTCACCGATGCTGCGGAGCAACGGCGGAGCCGCGTCGATGGTGGGCGCGACATCTTCTATGTGCTCGCGGACCAGCCCGACGATGATGTCGATCGAGGTCTCCGCCTCGGCACGGTTCACGAGCAAGCTCCTCCGCTCATCGATGCGCTGCTGGATCTCGGCCTGACGAGTGGTTTTGAGATTACCCTCGGTCGTTGTCTCCGCCTGCCGGCGCTCGACCTCGTCCCGAAACCGGAGATAACCTTGGACGGCCCCGACCAGCGGATACGAACCACGCGTCGGCTTTGGGATGTACCCTTCCGCCGCGAGCTGCTGGATCCGGCGCTCGGTCAGCATCAGCAGACGAGCCGCTTGGTCGAGTGAAATCATGCCCGGTGCGGGCTGAGGCATATCGTCGTTCATGGCTTCTCCGGAGCAAACGGTGGATGGGTTCGAGGCAGGCATGTCCTGGCCGGATCGGCCGACGCTACATCAGCGCTCCAGACCACCAGAGGAAGCTTCCGGCGACGATGTGGCGGCAGTGATCTCTCCTTTGACAGCCGCCGAAACTCTGCCGCCGACATAGAGGCCGCGTGCTCAGCAAGAGCATCCACCAACGCGCCAAGCTTCTCATCGACGGCCATGGCGGCTCCTATTCGCGCGGGTTGCGCCGAGGCTTGCGGGCCGGTTTCCCGGCGGGCTTAGGCTTCCGTTTCGGGAGGTCTAAGCCTTCGACGACCGGCAGGGGCTGCCCTGGATCACCAACCTGAAACACCACATCGGGCCGAGCGCCGGCCCGGCGCCCGAGGGCGCGAGCCAGTGCCAGGATTGCCGGATCAACCGGCATGTCGGATCCGCTTCAGCGGCATCACGTTCGGGCTGCTGAGCCGCGCGAGATCATCGCTGATCCGCTTGGCGAGCAGAGGCTGATAATCCTCCCAGATCTCGGCCTCGGCGAGATCGGCGAGGATCGAGGCACGCTCCTGAACCTCGTCAAACGTGGCTGCTGGCTCGGTGCAAAGCGCCAGTAAGGCGCCCCGCTCGGCCTCCGATGCTTCGATCAGGGCGGCACTATCGGACGAGCTTAGCGGGGATGTTCCGGCCCGCGTCGCCATGTCGGCGACTAGGGCATCGTAGATTGCGCTACGTCGGCTGTAACTTTCTGTGTTCATGATTTGCGTTCTCCGTTCCGCGACGCAAGCATACGGAAAGCCAAAAAAAGATCCATGTTTAGATTATACAACGCCAAGACCACCTATAATCGAAAATAATACAATTTCTTTGCGTATTATTTTTGACTAAACGATATCAATTGCGACCAAACCGCCCAGCCGATGTCTCTGTTTCTGGCATAGACGTTCCGGTACTACCCGGACCTGCGCCGGGAGCGGGGCCACTCGTCAACGGAACAGTCGCGACGATGCGCTTCACCTCGTCAACGATCCGCAGCAGCTCGGATGACGCGGTTACCCTGATATCGCTGGTGCTCGCGACCTCGCCGACGACCCGCACGGCCTCCTGTGGGCGAGCTACCTCCAAGCGCTTTTGCTCCAGCTCCGGCGAGAGCGGAGACGCCAGCGCACGGAGCCGCGCCAAGTCGGGGTTGGTTCCGAATTCGACCAGCGACTGCAAATTCCTGAGCTGACCGCCCAACCCGATGCGGTTCTCCAGATCGGCGATCTGGCCTTTCAAAGCGTCCAGCTCGGCATTCGGCTCGCCACGCCGAGATGGGTGCAGCCGTGCTGTGATGCCTTGTGCCTGCGCCTGCTTCTCGACGAGCTGGCGTTGGAGATCTGCCATCCCCTCGGCATCCGTCGGGATAAAATACTTGCCGGCGGCGACGGATCCGAGCCCCTTAACAGTGTCGCCTGCGACGCGGCCCAGGAACGGCAGCGCCACGCCGCCCACCAGAGCCCCAGATCCAGCACCCGCGATCGCGGCTGCACCGCGCGCGATGATGCCGGCATTGGTCGCCAGCGCGCCGAGGATGCCGCCTGCGCTGCCGCCGGCCATGACACCGGCAGCTGCATCTCCTGGCCTAGCGCGCGCGGCCTCGGCACCAACGCCAAGCATGTTTGCGATCCAGCGCCCCGCAGCCTTGGCCGGGTCCATGAAGGGGGAGGACAAAGCAGCGCCGACATTCGCCGCTCCGCCCGCTAGGCGGTGTGCGAGGACGTACGGGTCGTTGTCGAGTGCATCCCGGGCACCGGCCAAGCCTTTGGCCTTCTCGACCGTGGTCCGGTCCTTTTCGAGCCGGGCGCCCTGCGTCACGAGGAGGTTGATCAAATATTCTGCGTTTCGATCAGAGAAGAGCGTCGAAAGCATCGCGGATCGCTCCTCGGCCCCCACGCCCTTCTTGTCCATCGCGGGGACGAGGTGCTGCTGGACCCAGGCGAGTGGGTTCCGTTCGAGAAGATCGGCGCCGACCACGGCTCCGCGCCGAACACCCTTCACGTCATCGTCCTTGGTCGAGATCAGGCCGCCTCGGTCGATAAGACCGAGATCGGCGAGGTTCTCAGCCGCGCGCTTTTTCATTTTGCCGCCGACCATCGCCTGGCGGAACGTCATCAACGCAGTGCCCAGGCGATCGCCGCCCTGCTCGGGCAGAAGCGACGGAAAGATTGATTGAAGAAACTCGAAATCAACCCCGGAGGCGGCGGATTTGCCGCTTTTTGCGAAGTTGAGCACTTCCTCGCCTCGAAGCGCTGAACCGTGGACCTGAACCATCTTCGACATGAAGTCGGCATATTTGGTCAGCTTCGATGGATCCGAGCTGTAACCGAGGATCTCGCCGGCCTTTACGAGGTCGGTGACGCTCTTGTTGATAGCCTCGTCGCTCTGACCCGGGCTCTTTTGCCGCATCAACGTGGCCACGTCGAAAAAGGGCGCGACATTCTGCAGGGTCGTATTCAAGTCGCCACCGAAGGTCGGGCGCCCTTCGCGGATGATGTTGAACGCGGAGCCCGGGCTAACCCCGTAGCGCTTCGCGAAGTCATTCGCCTGCGCCTCCGCAGTCGCGATCTCGCTCTGGGTCCAGCCGGCCTGCCGGGCTTGTTCCCGCTCGCTGTCGATGTCAGCACCGGCCCGTAGCGCCTTCCCGACGGCGCCGACCACTCCGACGCCGGTCGCCACCTCGGCGATCGGGAGATCGCCGGGGCGGCGGGGCGGCAAGGGCACGGCAGGCCCGGTCGACGTTCGAGGACGCAGCGGAGCACCGACAGGATCACTGCCAAGCTGGCGACGTGTCCGGACCTGCCTCAACATAGCCTCGGTCGTCGAGTTGACCGCCGAAGTCAGCTGGGCTTGCTGCCGCGCGATCGTGTTGATTGGGATGCCGGCGCTTTCGAGCGCGCGTCGCGCCTCACGGGTCGCAACGCCTTGGTCCCGGAACGCGCGAGACGCGCGGTCCACCGCTAAGGCAGCCTTGTTGTACTCGGTCTGCATCGCGCGCGTCGGCGCCGTGGCACTCTCGATCACGCCTTTAAGGCGGGTCGCTTCCTGCTGAGCCCGGCGGAACTGGACCGACGCCTGATCCAGTCCCTTCGACATGCCCCGGAAGTTGTCGATCAGGGATAGCTTACGCGACAGCTCCTCAATCCGCTTACCGGCGTCGCCGGTCATATTGCTAAGCGACTTCTTGACCTGATCGCCGACATTGGCGACCCGGCTGATCTTGGAGGCGATGGCGTCCAGGCCGGACATATCGCCTGCCTTTGCCGAGATTACGGCGCTCGCCTCGATAATCTTAGCCACGGTTACCGCCTTGTCAGGATCCCGCGCGCGACGCAGCGGTCGATCCAGTACCGGATCTGGGAGAACGACATTTCACCGATCCGGGACGGATCGATGAAGTTCACATCGAACGTCAGGAGGTCGCAGGCATCTCCAATGTCGATCGAGCCGAGACGAAAAAACCGAGGACGGCTTCCTTAACCGCCATCGCGTCTGCCAGGCCGAGCGTGCCGATCAGAGCAGGATCGGGTTTGACCACGCACCGTTCCATGTAGTCCTGGATGACGCCCCGGTCCTCGACCGGGAACACGGAGCCATCGCCATTCCGGGCAATGACGTAGGGGTCCCCGAGCGTGAAAAAGTCATGGGCGCGTGGCTCGCGCAGGACGACCTCAGAGATCACCTCGTTATGCGCGGTGATAGGCTTCTTCAGTTTCACGACGATGTCGGACATGGATATCTCCTTGGTTCCGGTGATGGACGTATTCAGATCTTGATCCCGGCCTGCGCAAACGAGGCGCGGCCCGCGCCCCAACCGGGCTGTCTCTTTCCGGGCCGGATGCTGGTCAGGGTTTCAAAGCTCGTGGCGCCGGGAACGTTGCGGAGCGCGTTGGTGCGCTCGTCGAGCGGAGCGACATGAGGGCGCGCCACGATCGGAAGGTCAGAGCTTCGGATCAGATCGTTGACGCGCCGGCACTCATTATCGATCGCGTCGCGCTCCTCCATGAGCGCGACGAGCGGCGCCGCCAGCACGTCGTATCGACCGGGAAAAGTTACCGCGAACCCGGCAGCGCGCGCCTCAATGGCGTCGATCTCTGCCTGCAGCGCAGCGCGCTTCGCAGCCGCGATCCGGCCCGACAGATCTTTTTGCAGCGCCTCCAACCGCTCGACCGCGATGCGTGCCAGCGAGATCTTCGCGTCGGCGGCGAGGATCTGCTCATCCGTGCCGGCCAAGAGCAACGCCTCGCGGGATGCGGTCGCCGTCTCAACCTCGCGACGCGCCAGCGGCAGCGCCGTCTCGACCGCACCAAGGCTCTCGCCGAGCGTGTCCGGATCAACCGAGTCGCGGCGGAGCCGCTCCATTATCTTGCTCAACATCTCGCACTCCCATGCTCGCTCTGCTCGACGCAGGCGCTGGTGATCTGATCGATTTCCTCGGGGGGCAGGCTGTGCCTGGTCACGAGCGCCTCGGTGAGCGCCTCGACGGCCAGCCAGACGGCAGGGCGGGACAGGATCGAGGCGACGGTGCGCTCTGTCTGGCGCAACATCCGGACCGCCCCCGGGACGTCTTCGCGCCCGGCGAGCACGGCAAGCGCGAGAACGATCGCCATCCGATCAGGGTTGCCCTGCACAGCGGCCGGATAGCCGGACAATACGGACTGCACCTGCTCGTCGCTCAGCGTGATGCGACGGCTGCGGTTCTCGCCAGCTACAAGCTCGCAGGCGACGGCGAACGCAAGCTCGTCGATGAAGTCGACCGGCCGGCATGCTGCGAGGGGGTAGCCTCCGATGGAGACGCCGTAGACCTCACGGTGCATTGCCAGCGCCACGGCGACATGGGCGGCGCCGCGCCGGGCGGGCAGCACCTCCGGAACGATCTCCTGCAAGCCCGTGCTGTCGTCGGTCCAAGCGGTCCGGATCGTCGGATCCTGAGGCTCGATCATGGCCGGTCGCTCCCTGCGAGGAGACGCCGAAAGCGAAACGAAATGGGAATTTCGAGTGACCAAATATGCGCGAAGGTCGCAAGTACGCGACTCGCAGCGCGGGCAGGTTGCTCCAAGGACCCAGACCCCCACCCCGGGGCATGGGCGGCCCTGTGGCGGGCTCCACGGGGGCGGTCGGGCACAGCAACCACCAGGATAAACCGGGCCTGTGTGGGCTTATGTGCGAGGGTCGCTGTGAGGCCAGCACGCCGCCTCTGCACGGTGGTTGGGCCGGCCCTACCGGGCCGCCCCGCACCCTGACCCACCCGGGTACGGTCGCTATGGGGAGATGTGATGCCTGGGGCTCTGCGGTGAACGGGCATGCCTGCTACCTCCCTGCTGCCGAGACGCCGGAAAGGATGGCGTAAAGGGCACGGACGGTCTGATCCTGCAGGTCGCGGGATGTGGTCTGCTCGAAGGCGTCGCGCGAGGCGCCCGTCACCATCTCGTCGGGGATGTACAGGTCGGAGCGCTTGACGCGGAGCGGGAACCGGCCCCGGCCGACGCGCTCGTAGACGTTACCCTTCCCGAACTTGATGTCGACTCGGTTGGGGAAGCGCCCGCCCTTCATGAAGGCGCCGCCATAGAGGACGCGCTTGTTCCACGGAACGGCTGTCACGCCAGCCTTGGTCTCTCGCGGTTTGAAGTATTTCAACCGGATGTTGCCGCCGGCAGACTTGATCTCGAAGCGCAGGTTTCCCGGCGTTGCCGCCTTGGACCGGATAGCACGGACCATCGTGCCGTATTTCAGCCCGCTCTGCCCAACGAGCGCACGACGCATCTGCGTCCGCGTCTTCATACCGGTCGCGTTGAGCCCCGCCGCCATCGCGGCCGGCGCTGCCTTGCCAGCTACCCGCAACCCACTCGCCAGCTTCACCAGCGGAGCCGTGTCGACGTTGAGCTTGATGAGGTCGGTCACGGCATCAGCTCCTCTGGCAGAAAGCGGCCCCTGCGGCGCGGGAATGCCGACGCGAGCCAGCGCGGAGGGCGTCGGCAGTGCCTTGCCTTCACCTCCGGCCGCAACGGGGCTCGAAGAATTTCCCGAGCGAGGCGGTCAGCAGATCGAACCGGCATGGTGACGGCGACCTCTTGCCCAGTGCTGAGACGGAGACGGAAAGTGGCGCACCCCAGCTCACGCTGGCGGGTCATCCATGCCGATGTGACGTTGAGCGTCTCGCCCGGGTCGCGCCGGTGCCAGCTCAGTCCGTCGAGCGACACGGTCTGAGCCGGGCGCCTCAGCGCCCAGATCCAGCAGATAACGGGGGCGAGCAGGTTGCGCATCAGAGCGCGACCGCTGGGTTCTTCCAGAACGCGCGCCAGTCGATGACCTTGGCGCCGGCATCGAGCCGAGCCTTCACCTCGACACCGTCGATGTTGAACCCTCGCTGGGTCTCGGTGTAGACGCCGCGCTGCCCTTCCAGATAGGCCAGCTCGACCGTGTCGATCTGAGCGGGATCAGCACCGAGGTACCACGCGAAGCGGTTGCCGGCGATGACCGTACCCGAAGCCGGATCGGTGAAGCCCGTGTCCAGCCGAGGCTCCGAGATCGGCGTCACCACGCGGAGGTAGGCGGGCACGGTATCGGCGGCCTGAGCCGCCTGGAGTGGCGCCAAGAGCTGCGCCCCTTTCATCACGGCAGCGGCCGAGGTGATCAGGAAGCGCGGCGTCAGATTGAGCAGCGTCTTGCCGTCGAGGCCCTTCTGCAGGCGCATCGCCTCGAAGCCAGCGGCTACGCTATCGGCATTGATGCCGGCCGCCGACCCGAGGTTGTTATGACTGGCATGGAACAGCGCAACGCCGTCGCCCATGGTCGGGTTCATCAGGATCTGAGCCCAGACGAGGTCCGACTCCAGATTGGCCGCCGAGACGCCGAAGGCGCGGGACAGACGCGCAAAGGCGCCGAGATCGTCGTTGATGATGGCCTGACGGGTCAGGGCGATGACCTTGCCATAGGTCGCGATCGCATAGCTTTCGGATCCTTCGCCCATGGTCCCGCGCTTGTACTCGCCGTGCTCGTTGATGCGTTCGAGCTGCGGCGCTTCGCCGATCTGGCCGCGCGTCACGGTGCGGAAATCAGGGACCGAAACCTCGCGGACCAGAGGGCGGAAGGTCTGCGGTGCAGCCTCGTAAGCCGCGCGCAGCGTCTTGGTCGCGACGTTGGCAAGGATCGACGGGAAGTCAGAGGTGCTGTGCGAGCCGCCGGTCCGCGTGCCGTTGGCGGTCGCCAGATCGACAATCTCGGACCGCGAAAGGCTGCGAGTGGAAAGCCCCTGCGCTTCCAGCGTCGATCGGGCGATCTCGGTTAGCGTCATGCCGGCGAATTCGCGAGCGGCATCGGGCAACGTGAACTGATCCGGTGCGGTGCGGTGCAAGAGCGCCGACGTAACGGCTTCGGCGCGGCTGCGGTCGTCGTCGCGGCGCGGCTGAGCAGGAATGTGGGTCACGGTGGGGGGACCTTTCGGGTCGGTCAAAGGGAGCGGAGGAGTGCTGGTGGCGCGACTCGCCGCCTCGGCGGCGAGCATCCGCATGCGGGTCTGCGCAACCGAGCTGTCGGTGCGGAAGGCAGCGTGTGTCAGATCGGTGATCGCGCAGGAGAACCCGCTTGCCGGCGCGCCGGAGCGGATCTGCGCGCCCGGGTCGGCCGGGATCGGGACCGCAGAAACTTCCAACGGCTCCCAATCAGTCACGCGCCAAAGAGCCGGATCCCCCTCCTGGCCGTCGGTCTTCTCGACCTTGTGGTAGCGATAGCCCACCGAGATGTTGCGGATCACGCCGTCCCGAATGTCCTTGACGACGCCTTGCGCGTCCTCTCGGCTGGTCAGCACGATGGTGGCGAGCCCCTTGCCGCCCTCGATACGAGCCGTGCCCGGCACCACAGATCCGATGACGAAGCTTAAATCGCTCGCGGAGTGCGTGTTGAGGAACGGCGCGCCGGCATTGAGACGGTCGAGGCGCACAGCGCCGGGCGTGACGACGAGTTCCTCGTCGTACGGCCCCTCCGACCACGAATAACGGCGGACCTTGGCGCCTGTGGTCCAGACGATGTCGATCGTGTTGTCGGTCTCGTTGAAGCTCGCGGCCCGGACCTCAGCGGCCCGAGCCACCAACGGCACGGCAATCTCAGTCGGGGTATTCGGAAGGCGGCGTTTCATCGTCATGCGGAAGGCATGACGGATCTGCTGGGTTGTCGCGATTGGGAAAAATAAATCGAGCCTCTTGGCGCTCGATGCACCGCAATTCGAGAACGATGCTCGTCAGCAGCTTGGCACCGGGCGAAAAGCCGACGACGAGAACACAGGCGGCGTCGATGAATGCCATCCGGCGCGCCAGCCGATTGTCCCCATCTCGAACATGGTGGCGGACTAGCGGCTGGATCTGATCGATAAATACCCGCAATCTGGTCGGGGGGCGGAAGCGGCCGTCGAGTTCCTCCGCCACCGCGATAAGTCGTTCGCGCTCAGCAAGCAGCACGCCGCGAAGCCCCCCTAGCAATGGGCTGGGCTGGCCGAGGTCGACGTAAGGCGCGAGATGGGCGGCGATAGCCGCCGCCCGGCCAACCCCAATCGGTCCGCAGAACGCCTTCGCACGCTCCTCCGATGCAGCGATGGATCGGTCCATGGCAGCGATTTCACCGTCGAGCCTTGCCAAGGCATCCTCGACCTCCGGCAAAGCGGCGCCCCGATCCACACAACGAGCATGCCGGTTCTGGTGCGCGGCCTCGTAGGCTGCGAACAGCTCGAACGCCAGGGCGACGGGATCCTCGATGCCGAGTTTATTCATCGCCGCGACGAAGTCGGCTGGCGGCCCGTTGAACCGGGCCAGCGTTTCGCGCTGCCGCCAGTCCGACTCGCGGAAGGCCGGGAGATCATCGTCGCGATCGCGTTTCACGATGGGCTCGCTCATGGCTCATCCACCTCCAGGGCCAGATCGCGAAAGGCTCTGAAGCTGCGAAGCAGTTCGGCGCCTGCCAGCCTTGCGAACTGCATCTCGGTGAAGCGCCCCCGCAAACACCTATCAGCAAACTCGAAGATTGCCGCTTCGGCGCGCTTATCTATCGGCTTCATCAGGGCGATAACTTCAGGCGCCAGCGCATCAAATCCAGCGATGTCGATGTACCCGGGGTGCTTCTCGCTTTCTGCCAGGTACAGCGTGATCTCCCCGGCCGGACCGGGGCGACCTTCAGGATCCATTCCTACCCAGATAAATAGAACTTCATCACCCTCAGGAGGTCGTCTGCTGGCCGCTAGTTCGGCCGCTCGTCGAATGCCCAAATCCGCCACTGTGTCGGGTTTCAACCCCGACCGGACGATCTGCATTAGCCGCTGAGCCCGGCGTTCGGAAAAGCCGGTCCTCTCCAGAAACGGTATCCACTGGCCATGCCCGGCGGCTTCTTTAGCCTCCAGCAACGCAGCACCGATCGCGACAGCGTGTCGCGCCGCCGCTTTTCGCGCCCCAATCATGGAGGATTGCAAAGCGCGAACCCGTTCGGCGAGGTCCGTAAGGCTATTGCTATGATCGATCGAGGTCACGCTGCCCTCCCGATCGACGCGGCGCGGACCGCCGCCGCCTGCGCGGCGACGAGCAGCCCGATCCGGGCGGTCTCCGGACGATGTTCGGCAGGCACGATGCAGATGGGATTGTCCAATGCCCGAAGCACCCAGGCGGGCGGCTTTCGGGCCGCTCTGACCGGGCCTTCAGACTGGACGCCAACGGCCACACCTATAGGTGTACAGGTAACACTGGTGTGGCCGTTGGCGTCCCGGGCCTGCTTACGGCGCCGATACAGCTCGCTGCGGGAGATGCCCAGCGTGGCGGCCTCAGCCGCCGCACGATCGCCGAGTGGTCGCGGCTTGATACCCTTCGCGCGACGCTCGGCGGCTTTTCTTTCTCGGCTTCGGTCGGCCTTCTGTTTGGCAACGATCCGCTTGCGGGTCGCGGTCGGCATGTCGCAAGCGCCGATCGTCGTGAGCCTGAGGCGCTGCCGCTCCTCGAAGGTCACGTTCAGCAGTTTGGCCACACTGTCGGCCTTCCAGCGACGGCGACGCTTCAGCACGTCGTCGATGATCTCGTCGACGACATCCGAGGACAGCGCCGGGCACCAGCGAGCGATCCAGCCACGAGCAGCGTTGGGCTCACCGGCGTGGTGCGCCGCTATCAACGCGACTATCTCAGCGTCGTCCGTGGTCAGTTGCCTGCCACCAGTGCGGGCAACGATCACCTTCGCGATCTCGGAGAGGCGCTGCAGGCGGTGCGAGTACCGCTGCCTCTCCGAATGTTGGTGCGAAAGCCGGTAGCCCAAATTGACGCTGCCGATACGCACTGGTTCGGCCCGGGTCGGAACGGCAAGGACTGATGCCGGCGGGGCGCCTTTAAGGAGAGGTTGCCACCTGAAATCGAAAGCGTGGCCGTCAACGATGTCGACGTGGTCGATGTACCGAGGTTGCGCGGACAGGGCCGCGCTGGTATTTTTGCGATGCATTTTGATGATCCTCAGCGCTCGCTCCGGTTGCCGCCGGGCGAGCGTTTTTCATGAGGGGAAAAAGGCGCCGGGCTAATTGGCGTAACGGCGCCAGGATGGATCGCTCACAGTCCGGTCCTCGACCTTGAGCAGGTTCACGGCGGTGAGAAGCTCTCTGTCGGTTGCCCGGGGCAGGCGCTCTGTAAGGGCGCGCTCCCAATCGTTGATAGTCGCATCGGCCGGCAGCTCCGCCTGGAGCTGCCGCAGCGTCGCGACGATCTCGCCGAGCGAGTACGACATCACGCCGCACGCCGCTGGCGGCGAGCAGCGGCCTTCTCGGGCTGTTGCGAGTTGAGCCGCTCGATCACGGCATCGATCTCGGTGGCAGGGATCCTGACGGACCGACCGATCCGGATCGGATGGACTAGGCCCCGTTTGGCAAGGCTGTGGTAGGAGCACTCGCTGATGCGGAGTGCCTCGCAGAATTCGAGCCGCGTCAGAAAGCGCGGCAGCGTTGTATTATCGGCGGTCATTGGATGGCTCCGGTTACTAGGCCGACGCTGGTCGGCCTTGGTGGAGCTTTGCTGCGCGCTGCCCTGCGGCGGGAGACAAACTCGACCCCTTATTTTCGGGCGTGAGTTTTCGCCTTGTGGATCCGAAGGAAGGTCCCGACTGGGTCGGCATCATTTGCGAATACTGGGAAACTCAGACTTGACCACGCTGCATCGAGAAGGCGCGCATACGCCATTGTCTGCGGGGCATCGAGACCGGTAAGCGCATGCCAGGAGATGCCCATGAACCAGACGAACCTATGTATCAGGGGGGGGGCGCTGGTCGGGTTGAAAGCACGCCCGATAGGGCGGGTCCGGCGGAGCTTCTCCACAGCGGAAGCAAGTTCCGCTGCCAGTCGTGAGATATGTTCTAGATCGGCGCCGGCATCGAAAAACGCATCCTGCGCTCGCTCAAGACCCTTGTTGGGATCCGGTTCAGGGGGTGATGGCCAGATCGCGAGGTGGTGCTGGAACGGCTCAACATCTCTGCCAGCGACGCGACGGCAGAGCGTCTCGATCTTCCCCAGGTCGGTCAGATGTTGGACTGCGTCTGCCCGCCTATCAACATCTCCCTCGTCGTGTGCGGCCCAAACTCTCGCATCGTATCCGCAGTTCGCGACCATCAGACGTAGCTGCTGTACGCACTCGGCATCTGTCTCGGCCAGCCCGTCGCGCCACGGAACGGACGCCGCAAACCTGTCGATATCGTAGGTTCCGATCGGAGCGTCGCGTTTGAACGGCTCCATCGTGATCTGGCGGGGCTTGCCGCGAACGCGAGGCGGGGCCGGCATAGAAAGCTTGCGCCTGGGCGCAGATTGCTTCCGAGGCGGCATCAGCGCGCTTTCCGCTTACGGGGCAGGGCAACTACGTTGCCTGCCTTCGGCTCAATGAACCGGCCCCATGCCGTCATGACCTCCCGGCGAGCGTCCAAGGCTGTCGAGCGTAGATATGCGCGCTCTGTCGCGTCCCCGACGATGTGAGACAGGCATTGCTCGATGATCTCGCGACGGAATGAGGTCTTCTCATGCGCCCAGTCTCGGAAGGAGCTGCGGAACCCGTGAGTCGTTTCTTCGCGCTCCATTCGGCGCAACAGCATGTCGAAGGCCATCACGGAGAGAGGTCGACCCTTCCTCTCGCCGCCAAATATGTAATCGCCGGGCTGAGTGGAACGGCAGAGCTTGCGCGCCGACTCGATCAGCTGGATGGCGCGGTCTGTGAGTGGGATGTCGAAGGGTCGACCGCCCTTCGTGCGGTCGGCCGGCAGGCGGAGCAATTTCTCCGCCGCATCATATTCGCCCCAGGTCGCGAGCCGGATCTCGCCCGATCGACAAGCCGTGAGGATGACCAGTTCCAGTGCCAACGCGGCGACGGCCGTCCTCTGTCGAAGCCTTTCGACGAAGTCGGGGACATCTCCGTACGGCATTGAGGCGTGATGCTTGACGCGCTTCGGTCCTGATCGCTTCGGCAGAAGGTTTTCGAGGTTGTCCTTAAGGCGAGCAGGGTTTAGGCCGTCATACGCACCAGCCGCTATCGCCGCCGAGAACACCTTCTCAAGGCGCTGCCGGACCCGCTGCGCGGTCTCCGTCTTCGAGAGCCAGATCGGGGACACACAGGCTACGACATCAACCGGCTTGATCAGATTGATCGGCTTTTGGCGGAGAGGCGCCGCGTAGGTATCGAGCGTGCTCTTCCATTGCGCGGCATGTTTGGCATTGCGAAGACCGGCGGTCGCCTGCTTTAGGAAGCGGTCGGCGAACGTGCCAAAGTTCTCAGCCTTGGCGGCTTCCTGCGCCGCGCCAGCCCGTTCTTCCTGGCGCGCCGTGATCGGGTCGAGCCCGAGAGCGAGCTTCTCGCGCGCCTCACTCGCCAAATCCCGAGCTTTGGCCAAACTCACCTGTGGATAGGCTCCGATGCCCATCTCACGCAGTCGACCCTGCGACCTAAAAATTATGGCCCAGCGCTTCGCCCCGGTCGGAGAGACCATCATCCATAAACCGCCGCCATCGCCATATTTGCCTGGCTTCATCGCTGCCGCGACTGCTCGGGCACTCAATTTGTGTAGCGTGCGCTGACCGCTGGCCAAGGTTCGCCCCCAACACCGCCCCCAACAATTGCGGTCAAACTAGGCGAAGCTCGGCCAAGCGTGCAATAGCGCGGTAAAGCCGTAAACCCCGGCGCCATCGGAGTTTTCGCAGCTCAGCGCAGTTCGGAAAAGCATGAGAAAGGGATAGGTGGCGGAGACGGAGGGATTCGAACCCTCGATACCCTTGTGGGGTATGCTCAT